GAGAAAAACTCCCAAAGGCATTTTAAACTTTCAAACGGATGTGAGGTTAAGGCGGTTGCAACATCTAAAGATGCCTTGAGGGGATACACCCCAACAATATTAGTTTTTGATGAGGCGGCCTATATTGAGGCTGATGATGATTTTTGGGCTGCTTGTATGGCATCCTTATCCACAGGGGGTAAGGTAATTGTTATATCAACTCCAAATGGATATGACCCAATTTATTATGAAATTTATGACCAAGCAATCAGAGGTATGAATGAATTCAAAGTATCTGAAATGGCTTGGCACAAAGACCCAAGATATGCTAAAGATTTACATTTAGTCAAAGTTAAAGATATTGTACATTATTTTTTAAACAGGGATGAATATAAAGATGTCGAAATCATTGACTATAAAGATAAAGAAAAAAATTATGAGGAAATAAAATCTTTAATTTCTCAAGGGTACAAACCATCTTCATCATGGTATGAGTCAATGGTTAAGAAATTAAAATACGACAAAAGAAAAGTTAACCAAGAATTAGAGTGTCAGTTTTTAGGTTCAGGAGATAACGTATTTGATTCAAATGTATTAGACCAAATCAGAACTGATATGGTTAAAGAACCATCATCAAAATTTATGGGAGGTAGTATTTGGATATGGAAAGAGCCGATTACTGGACATAAATATATTATGGGGGTTGACGTTTCAAGAGGAGATAGTGAAGATTACTCAACATTTGAAATATTAGATTTTGAGACAAGAGAACAGGTTGCCGAATATATTGGTAAAGTCCCTCCAGACATTTTAGCGGAAATTTGTTATAAATGGGGTCAAATGTATAACGCATTTATTGTTGTTGATATAACGGGAGGTATGGGAGTCACAACCTCAAGAAAGTTACAGGAATTAGGATATCGTGATTTATATGTTGACGGGATAGATGCCACAAATAGGTGGAAGTACGACCCAAAGACACAAGACAAAATCCCTGGAATAAACTTTAACTCAAAAAGAGTACAAATAGTCGCATCTTTTGAAGAATATGTAAGACATGGATTAAAAATTTATTCATCAAGATTATTGAACGAGATGAATACTTTTGTATATATTAACGGAAGACCTGACCATCAAAAAGGACAACATGATGATTTAATTATGTCAATGGCTATGTGTTGTTATGTTGGTGAATCGTCGTTTACACAATTAACAAAGGTGACCGAACAGGCAAAAGTTATGATGGATTCTTGGCAAGTTAATTCATCAGTACCACAATCAAGAACTCAATTTTTTGACCCTGTATTTGAACAACACGGTAAAACTAAAAATGAACCAACAAAAAATGACTATGAAAACTATTTATGGTTATTCGGAGGACGTAGATAATGGGATACATTTCAAGAAAAACATCAAAAAAAAATATTGACGGGTCAAAATTAATTGTACCTGGTCAAGGTATTTTAACTTCAAAGAATAGTGATAATAATAAAAATATGACAAAACCTAAAAATTCATAATTTATGTTCACAATTCTTTTAAAGTCATCTATTTTTTAAAATATGCAAGATTCACCAAATAATAATTTGACAATATGGCAGAAGTTATCTACGGTTTTTGGGCCAAACTCCCTAATGAACCAAGATTTTCCGACATTTAAGTTTGACAAAAAAGAACTGTTAAAGACCACTTCAAAACAGGAGTACGAAAAGGAAAAATTACAGGCACAACAAACATATTATCTTGCCAATCAATGGCAAAAAATAGAAAGTAATCTTTATACTCAAGCAACATACTATGAACCAACAAGATTGTCGGCATTTTATGATTATGAGTCAATGGAATTTACTCCTGAGATATCGGCAGCGTTGGATATATATGCTGAAGAGTCAACAACCTTAAATCAGGATGGGCATATGATTCAGATTTATTCTGAGTCTAAAAGAATAAAATCAATACTTGTTGATTTATTTGAAAATGTTTTAGATATCAATACGAATTTACCTATGTGGACAAGAAATACTTGTAAGTATGGGGATAATTTTGTTTATCTAAAATTGGACCCTGAAAAGGGTATCATTGGTGTTAACCAATTACCTATTATTGAGATTGAGAGACTTGAAAGAGGTATGATGGCTAAAAACAGTGAGGCGTCTCAAGATGTTGATAAAAAACATATGAAATTCACATGGAAACATAAAAACATGGAATTTAATACTTGGGAGGTTGCTCATTTTAGATTACTTGGTGACGATAGAAGACTTCCTTATGGAACATCCATGCTGGAAAAGGCAAGACGTATATGGAAACAATTACTTTTGTCCGAAGACGCTATGTTGATTTATAGAACATCAAGAGCACCTGAAAGGAGAGTATTTAAAATCTTTGTTGGTAATATGGATGATAAAGATGTTGAACCATATGTACAAAGAGTTGCCAACAAGTTTAAAAGGTCACAAGTTGTTGATGAAAAAACAGGTAATGTTGATATGAGGTTTAACCAAATGGCGGTTGACCAAGATTACTTTATTCCTGTACGTGACCCGGCCCAAGTATCGCCAATAGACACATTACCAGGGGCAACTAACTTATCTGAGATTGCGGATATTGAGTATATTCAAAAGAAATTAGTTACTGCGTTAAGAGTACCTAAAACATTCTTAGGGTTTGAAGAAGCAATCGCTGAAGGTAAAGGACTTGCATTACAAGATATCAGATTTGCAAGAACAATTAATAGAATTCAGAAGAGTATGTTGCAAGAATTAAATAAAATTGCAATTGTGCATTTGTTTTTAATGGGATTTGAAGATGAGTTAACTAATTTTAAATTAACATTAACTAACCCATCAACTCAGGCCGACTTATTAAAAATTGACGTTTGGAAAGAGAAAGTATTATTATATAAAGATTTAACTGCCGACCCTGGTAGTGGTATTGCTCCAGTATCAGTTTCTTGGGCTAAAAAACATATTCTTGGGTTTTCTGATGACGAAATTAAATTGGATTTACAACAACAAAGAATTGAAAGAGCTGTTGGTGAAGAACTCAAGAAAACTGCTGAGGTTATTAAAAATACAGGATTATTTGATAAAATTGACAAGTTATATTCAGATAAAAAAGGTGGAGAAGAAGGAGGGTCTGAAGGAGGTTCAGAGTCATCGTCAACACCACCACCATCAGGAGGTGAAGATTTTGGAGGACCACCACCATCAGGAGGTGAAGAACCTGAAGCTGAGGCTCCACCAATCACAAGTTCAATAGATGATAGAAAAGAAAAATTAATTATTGAGAATCATTTAAATAAAGATGACGAGTTTTATATATCCGAAGAAGCAAATAATCTATTTGCTCAAATGGACGAAAAAATAGAAAACTTACTTAAATTGTAATATTTATAATAAAATATAAATCATGAAATTTGGAATTTTAAAAACGGCAATTGAGAATAAAATGATAAGTTCATTCGTTAAAAATGAACTTACTGAAAATTTCAAATCGTTTAAAACAACAATATTAGGTAACAATAAGTTAAAAAAACTTTATTACATTTACGATAAATTAAATGAAAACTTAGGTGTTGATAGTAATACCGCTAATGTAATTTTAGAGGAACTATCAAATGAAGTTAGATTATTGAACTTAAAAGAATCTGACTTTAAAGAAGTTAAGAAATGGATTGGAAGTGACGTTACTGTAAATAATTATAATGAAATTGATAGTTATTTGTTCTCTTCTTTGAATGAAATTGAGAGTAAATCTGTATCTAAAATGAAAATTGTTGAAGGTTTACAAAAATCTAAAAAAGTAGTCACTGAGAATAAAATACCAATTTCTTCTATTCTTAAAATTGCTAACAAAAGTGCTTCAGAGTATTTAAATAATTTAAATGAAAGTGAAAAAAATGAGGTTTTATCTTTATTGAAAGAATCTGATGAAAACATAAAAGAAAAATTTGAATCATTAAAGAAAGAAGCAACAGAAAAGTTAAATTCTATAATGAGTGAATCTGAAGATAGTAATCTTAAAGAAACTATAAATGAGACTATAAAAAGTATTGAAGACAAACAACCATCCACAATTGAATTACTTAAATTAAAAAACTTATATAATAATATTTTACTATAATCAATTTTTTTATTTTCATTACCTAAAATCCCTGTAATAGGGATTTTTTTTTGACTTATGGACTTTTTTTTAATAAATTTTATTAAAATAAACGAGTTATGAAGGGAACAAATAATGAAAAAAGGAAAGTCATGTGCCGTCAAGGGATACAAAAATTTTAAAGTAAATTACGGAACAGTTGATTCAAAAAATCTAAAATCAATTTATATAAATGTACAATCTTGGGTTTCACCCAAAAATTATGAAGAAAAGTGGGAACGAGTTGTTTCACTACTTAATAAAGATATTAAACAAACAGTCTCAGGAATTCTAAATGATAATTTATTCTCCGATAAATTTATGACTGATTTAGATTTAAGACACAGTGGTATAGAATACGGTAAAAAATCTTTTATGAATTTTGAACTAACTTTATTCCTTAACACACCAATAGACTTTAAATCTGACTCTATAAAAAACGAAGTTAAAAAAATTGTAAATTCAATAAGTAGAGAAAATTTTGTGTCAAATAAACATTTTTCATTTAGTTTGAAAAAGTCAGTTTTAGAAAAGGTTTTAAATTAATCTGATTAGTATAATATTTATCAATAAAAAGTATTATGCAAAATTACAAATTATTAGGCCCAAAAGATATTGGTAAGGGAATTTTAATTGAATGGGATGCGGGTTATATTTCACCTAAAGATTCTAATAACTCAAAATTTTTAAATGAGAATTTAAATCCTGAGGACTATTCAAAACCATACGAGTTTTATGCGGTTCTACAAAAATATAATGTACCTAACAGAAACGGAAGAATATATCCTGAAAGAGTATTAAAAAGAGAGTCTGAGAATTATAAGAAAAATTATATAAATAAAGGTGTTGCTTTATCTGAATTAAATCACCCTGAATCTTCATTAATTGACTTAGATAGAGTATCACATATAATAACTGATATTTGGTGGGACACTAATGTATTATTAGGTAAAATAAAATTACTTACATCACCTGGATATCACGAAAGAGGAATTGTATCTACAAAGGGTGACCAAGCGGCGAACTTACTTAGACAGGGAGTTACTTTAGGTATATCATCAAGAGGTGTTGGGTCATTAAAAAAAGTGGGTGACCAAAATGAAGTGCAGGATGATTTTGAATTGATATGTTTTGACTTAGTTTCATCACCATCAACACCAGGGGCTTATTTATTTAAAGAACCTGAAGAAAGATTTAATTTTGAAGAAAACATCAAAGAAGAAGAGGACGCAAGAATCCAAAGAATGGGAGGTAAATCTTTATCAATGATGGATAAATTAAATTCTTATCTTAATAGATAATTTTATTGACATTAATATATTTTTTATTCATATTTAGAAAAAAAACTTATGGAAATGGATGAAAAATTTTTTGTGGCAAAGATACAATATGATTTGCCAGATGAGAACTCAGGTAAAATAAAAAAAATCAGAGAAGAAAAATTAGTTAGGGGTTATAATGTCACAGATGTTGAAGCCAAAGTAACTAAGGCTTACGAATCTTTTAGTTATGATTGGAGAATTACTTCAGTCGCTGAAAGTAAGATTGATGAAGTATTTGAGTAATTATTTAACAAAATAGTTTTAAAAAGGGGGAGATATCCCCCTTTTTCTATTTAAGAAACAAAAAAATTATTTTTTTTCATTATTCTACATATTTATTGAGAAACAAATAATTAATGGCAACAAAAAATTTAGTTGAAGACACTCTTATCCAAATCAAGAATTTGGAAGATGTTATTAATGAAAACGCAAAAGAAATACTTCAATCAACAATGAAAGAAGAAATTAGCGAATTAGTAAAAGAGTCTATTAAAGAGGCTGATGAGGACGAGAATGAAGACGAGGTACCCACTGGTATGGAAGATTCGGACGAGTCTGACGACAACGTTGATGATTCTAACGAGGATTTAGACGGTGAAGACGAGGACGAGTTCCAAATGGACCAAATGGATTTCACTGCAGGTGACAATCAAACAATTGATTTAACCAAAGGAGCAACAAACGATGAAGTCGCAAGTATTTTTAAGAAACTTAAAGATACTGATGAAGTTATTGTTGTTAGAGACGGTGACAATCTAGATTTAACAGTAAATGGGGAAGAATACCTAATTAAGTTAAATGAAAATTCTGACCTTTATGAGGATGACGATGAGGTGGTAGACGATTCTGACAATCTAATACCTATGGATGAAGATGATGATATGTTACCAACAGGAGATGAAAATTTAGAAGAAGATTTTGAAGACGATGACGACGATAAGGAGGCAATGTTTGATAGAATTTTCGCTGAAATGGATTCTAATGATGAATACACTTCTGAAAATGAAACCATGTATGAATTAGAAATGGATGATGACATGATGCCAACAGGAGACGAAAACTTAGAAGAGGATTTTGATGAATTAGATTTTGACGAATTTGATGACGAGGATGTTGCCAATTACGAAGACTTCTCTGATGAAGAGGGTTTTATGAATGAATCTCGTAAATCAAAAAAGAAAACAGTGAAACCTGTAGGAAAAAATATTGGTAAACCAAAATTTGAATACAAAAAAGCAACTGGCGGATTTAAAGAAAAGATGAAGCAGGGTACTAAGGGTGTTGGAATGGGTAAGGCCAAATTTGAGTACAAGGAATCAGATATGAAAATGAAAAAAGCTGAAACAAAAGAAGCGGCTAGAACTTACGGTAATGGTTCTAAAGATGGTTCAAGAGGTTTGAGAAAAGGTATTACACCTAATAGAAATCTTACATTTGAAGCATACGAACAATTAGTTGAAGAAGTTTCTTCACTAAGACAAAAGAACGAAGAGTACAGAAAAGCTTTAAACTTGTTTAGAGAAAAGTTAAATGAAGTTGCAATCTTTAATTCTAATTTAGCTTACGCTACAAGATTGTTTACTGAACATTCAACTTCTAAACAAGAAAAAATAAATATTTTGAGAAGATTCGACAGTGTTGATACAATCAAAGAGTCTAAAAAATTGTACAAATTTATCAAAGAAGAATTAGATGGTAAAAATGACAAAAATACAATTAATGAGGCATTTGATAGAGTAGTAAACATTGAACCTCAAAATGGTTCAGCGGTTAACCTTATTGAATCAAAAACGTATGAAAATCCACAATTCTTGAGAATGAAGGATTTGATGACAAAAATAATAAAATAAACTTAAAAAATAATAAAAAACCAAAAATAAAAT